TAGCAACATCTTTAGTAATAATACTTTTATTTCTATTAGGTTCATCACCAACATAGCAAACTTTAATTATACATTTTGAGATAAGAGGATTGATTGGTTCAAAATCTAACATTTCAATAGGCATATCATCCATATTGACACTAATATGAGCCATTTTTGTTTAATCCTCCTTTCATGATTTAGACTCTAAATTTTTTATAGTTTTTTCAGATTTTTCATCATCTGGTTTTTCTGGTCTTCCACCAGTATTCTCTGATGTATTTTGAGAATTAGACATTTTTCTTTGACTTCTTTGACCCAAAATTTCTTGTCCATTCATAGTTGAACTCATTAATGGAGGAATCATAAGACTTGGTAAATCAAGAATTTCATTTTCAAAATAAGCAAGATTCAAAACTGAACTCTATGAATGCCCTAAAGCAATAGCAGGTAAAAATTTTGATTGCCCATTAGCTGTTAATTCTCTATATGTTTTTGCTAAATCTTTATAATTATACTGTGTAGTTTCAAGCATTACAAATCTAAAATTAAATTTTTTACTCTAGTTCTTTTTCTCTATTATTTTATCAAAAAATATTGAGAATTGCAATAATAAATTGCGCACAGTTGATTCATCATCTAAAATAGATTTTTCTAATGCAAATTGTCCATCTGCATTAAAAATATTTCTAGAAGTACCTATTGCATTATAAACAGAACGTTCAACTTTCTATAAATCATCCTAAGATGTAGTTGTATTTTTATCACTAATATCAATAGATTCAACATCAGCAAAAGTAGTAATTACATCTACCCCAACTGCTCGACTTAACATTTTTACAGCCGTATTATGAATATCTCTAGCTTCATCTACGTCAAAAATTAAATCACCATTCTTATCCATAGGAAGTTTCTACACAATTATTTTTAATAATTTCTACATTTGTTTTTTACGATCTAATTCTTGAGCGGCATCTAAATCTAATATAGCTGGTAGCGCATTAATGAAAACAGGCATATCACTACCATTTAAATTAAATTTAATTGTGCTACTAGGATCTAATAAATACCATCCATTTCTTCTTCTTGCTTCTGGAGGAATGTCCCAAGTATTAAAATGATCCTCTTCTATCAATTTATTCTATTTATAAAGCATATACCCTTTTGCAAATTCATCAGGGAATAATTTTAAAACTTTCATACGATAATTTAAATCAGCAAATTTTTCATCAAAAAATGCCATATTAAATTCAACTACTGGCATTCCACTTGCTGAATACAAAGAGCGGCAATATTCAAAGGGTAATTCTTGTAATTGTGCTCCTTTAGGAGTATCTATAATATAACCATAATAACAGCCATATTTTACTACTTTTAAAGCTATATCTCCACATATTTTTTTAATATATGTACCATCAAGATAAGTTAATAATTTTACATATTCTTCAATTACTTTATCTGATTTAGCAGATTCTTTTACATTTTCTGGATATATATACCAATCATATCTATAAAGATAAGCAAAATAATTACATACTGATTGATAAATACCACTCGCAGCATAGAAAAAATCAGAAATCATTCTCATCTTTTTATAATCTTTTTTTACTATTGCATCCATAATATCTCTTTTATTACAAAAAGAAACTCTAGGCAATTTTAATGTTCCTAATTCTAATACTGCATCTTCTAATTGCTTTATCCCAATTTTAATTTTGCCATATTCATTAATTACTTCTGGAGGAAGATTTTCTGGTTCAGCGTAATTAAAATTAAATAAATCAAAGCCTTTTGAATGGATGGTATCTTGTCTTTTTTCTTTAAATTCGTCCAAAATCTACCCTCCTTAATATCCAGCTTTTTTCATAATATAATCATAAGAAATTAAATTTTCTTCTGTATAAGGAATTTCAATTAATTTATATCCTAAAGCCATACAAAATCTTCTTTTTTTATTATCATTATATTGTTGTTGATAAAAGCCTTTTTTCCCACCAAATTTAGAAGTGGGTTCATAATGCTATCTTCCTTGATATTCAATAATAAAATCTACATTTCCATCATCATCAAATATCACAAAATCAAAACGAAGAGGACGCCCATTTTCGCTTCTTAACTCTGGAAAAATATATTCTTCTTCAAAATTTAAGCCTGCTTCATTTAATATTTCTTCAATAGCGATTTCACCACGAGAAGCTCGCATTTTTTTCTACGCCCTCCTTTAATTTGAAAACATCATATCTGTTATTTTAAATTTCTTTTTCTTCTTTTTTCTTTCTTCTTCTAATTTAATATATAATAAACCATATTCAGCCGCAGAAAATTTATCTTTTTTAATACTTTTATTTGCTTGCTTTAAAATAATATTAACTCCTTCGTTTTCTTCACGAAGATTACCCATCTCTTCTTTTAATATGGAAGTTAAAGTAAATGGTTTTAAAAATTCTGCCCTTTTTTCTGGAGTCATCTATTGTCCTTTTTTGGTTGTTAAAAGTTTCTATTTAGCAATGCGTTCATCAATTAAAAATTTAATTTTTCCCGCATTTAACATTGTCTAAAAATTAGCATGAGCTTCTGTATTTATTGGAGCATTAGCTTTCATTAAATACATAGCATCTTCTTCTGTTCTATCAGTTCTAAAACGTTTATATTCTTCAGCTGCATCATCTTGAGTTCCGCCATATACTCCAAAATCAGGGAAATCATCTCCTGTTAATGGGTCATGCTATGGTTTTACCATATAATCTACTAAACCAATACCAAGACCATTTGCGTCCATTACAATTCTACGAGCTTTATATTTATAATATAAGCGTTTTAATTTTATAGCCTAATCTTCAAAATGTGCATCACTCATAGTATAAATATTAACTAAAGATTTTATAGCTGGTCCAGCGGACTAAGGAGTTACTTTCCATACACATACAACAGAATCGCATCCTTTTCTACCTACATCAACAGAAAGAATATAATAACTCTATAAAGATGAACGTCCAGAATTTTCATATTCAGGCTAATTTAAAACTCTATGTTTATCAAAAGTTTCTCCATTAAAGAAAGCATTCTCAGCAGTTCCACTCCAAATACTTTCATATTCTCTATCAAATGAAGCTTCATTAAAAGTTCCATCTTGTTTTAAATCTTTAATAAAACTTTTATCTAATAATCCCATTAAAACTGGAATGCGCCAACTACCACCCATAATAAAATATTTTTCTGGCTATGTTACCATACCTACTAACATATAAATTAATTTATCATAAGCAAAAGTGCCTTTCCAACCAGCAGTAGTTATATAAATCTATGATTTATTTAAGGTTTCTTCTGGATGTGATGTGCCATCCATGCAAAGTCTTGAAACATTCATTGTAGGGATAATAACTTCACTTAATATTTGACCATCTACACCTACACATTCTTCAACCAAACCACCATGACGACGTTTACCACGAGATTTTTCAGTAGCAGCTATATTATCAAAATATGAACCATTTTTAAACATATAAACGCAATAATCTTTGCTGACTCTTGTTTTCCCAGGACGTCTATCTAATTCTTTATCTAATGCAGGAACTAATGCACAAAGTTCATCAACTTTTTCTTTTATAATACCAGCTGATTGTTCTTTACCGCCCGAAGTTACAAACAATTTTGCACGAGGATAAAGAATACATCTAATCATTAATATTAATACTGATAAAAAACTTTTACTATATGCACGAGGGAAAACTCCATAAATATACTTATAACGCATTGCAGCGCGTAAAAAAACTCTTTGATAAAAATAAAATTTTAATCCATTTTCTGGAATTTCTCCATCCATACCTGTTTGTAAAAAATCAATAAACATATCTGGATATTCACGCCAAAATGCAATATATTGACGAATATCTTTTTTTAATGGTTCAAGTCTTTCTTCAGAAATTCCTATTTTACGTTTTTTATTATCAGATAATTTTAATATATCTTGAAGAGCCATTAAATCAACTCCTCATCATCATCCATTAAAGATTCTAAATATTTTTCATCATCTAATTCTTCAGATTCAATCAAATCTTGAAGTTCCTAAAAATCTTCATCTTTAAGGAAAGCTTTTTT